TGTTACACATTTCTGCGTAACTATCTGTTGGAGCTTCCAACTCAACCAATATCGTTCTGTAAGGTCGATTCGCTTGGTATACCTAAACCTTTGTGGGCATTACGCCCACTCATCAAAGGTCCAAGGGATAACAAACGTCTCGCCCTAACTATCGCTCGTTCATATGAACAAATCCGATTAGAAATTGATTATACTGCCTTAGAATCAATCACTGACGAGATGACTCAGGAAACTGAGAAATCCGTTCGGGATATATCTAAGAAGTTTAATAAATTTTTAAAGAGATTTACGTATAAGCGTAAGTGGTACTTAGGGTCCTTAACAGATCCAATACAACCTTGGTCCAAAGTGTTAACTACTCTATCCAAAGGTCCAAATGGACCCGCGGTAGCTAGTTCACACCTTGATGCCAAAGCCGTGATGCAAGATGCAGTTTTAGCTGAATCCATTGAACGACTCAATAATGCCCTTGGGCAAGATTGGATCACTAAATGGATGAAGCAACAAGCTGATTCGAACATCAGCGAGGAAATATGTCATACCGGTAGGTTAGGCTTTTCAGCCGAACCTGCTGGGAAGACACGGATCTTCGCTATTGGAGATTACTGGAGCCAACTATCATTGAAGTCTATACAAATTTCTTTGTATAGAACACTACAATCAATAAGTACTGATGCCACTAAAGACCAAGAAAAGGGTTTCTCAACTCTTATCAAGGAAAGTAGCGGTCATCCTACCTATTGTTTTGATCTTTCATCAGCTTCAGATAGGATTCCTGCACGTCTGCAGAAATACCGTCTTCAGTTGATGTCAAATCTAAGTGTAGCCGATAGCTGGTACTCAGTAATGACGAAACGGGACTTTTATGTTAAAACCACGGGGCAATACGTAAGATGGAAGGTAGGTCAGCCATTAGGCTTACTATCTTCTTTCCCAAGTTTTGCTCTATGGCACCATGATATCGTCCAATTTGCGGCAAACTGGGAGAATTATCATAGAGGTAAACCTCTAAGATTCTTCAAACAGTACCGTTTATTAGGCGATGACATTGTGATATTTAACACAAAAGTGGCACGGCGCTACCAATGGCTACTTAAGAAGATTGGTTTAAAAATCAATCTTTCTAAGTCAGTCATTGGTGACTCAGTGAATTCCCAAATAGAGTTTGCCAAAAGGCTTTCTCTAAGAGGGAAAGAAATGAGTTCAATCAAACATAATATCTTATCTAAGAATGATATACACAGTATATTAGACTTAGTTGAGTTATTAGGTAAGAGAGATCTTATTTCTCCAGATACAAGCCATCACGGTTTGTCTCGGATCCTGAAGTCAGAGGACCTTCAACGCCTTCAATATATATTATGGTTAAGATTGTCTTCAGAGCCC